AATTTCAATTTTTTATAAATACTATCAGAAAAGCGAAACGTTTTTCTAAATGGGCTAAGTCAGAAGACACAGAAGCTCTAAAGACCGTCAAAGAATATTATGGTTATAGCGATGAAAAAGCTCGCCAAGCTTTGACTGTATTAAATGAAAATGAAATTAATGAATTGAAATTAAAGGTCTATAAAGGTGGAAGAAAATAACGTACAGGTGACCTGGACACCAGCTATGATGCTGGAAGTCATTCTAAGGGAGCCAGATGATTTTTTAAAGGTGCGCGAGACCTTAACACGAATTGGTGTTGCATCTCGCAAAGACAATAAGTTGTATCAATCTTGTCATATATTGCATAAACAAGGTCGTTACTTTATCGTTCACTTTAAGGAGCTATTCCTTTTAGATGGTAAACCAAGCAACTTATTAGAAAATGATATTCAGAGACGTAATACTATTGCTACGTTGTTATCGGATTGGGGATTAATTGAAGTCGCTTATCCAGATCAAGCAAAAGATGTTGCACCTCTGAGACAAATTAAAGTTATCTCACATAGAGATAAACATGAATGGGAACTTTGTCCGAAGTATAAGATAGGAAATAAGTAGTGCAATCATTTAAGCAGTATATTAATGAAGGTATAAATGATCCTGCTATCTTCAAAGTAGTATTTACTGCTGGTGGACCTGGTTCAGGTAAATCATTCACTGCTGATATGACTGGACTAGTTCACATGGGATTTAGATTTATCAATTCTGATGATGCATTTGAGAAAATGTTAGATAAAGCAGGATTAGATGCAAAAAACCCTGACCATGTATTTAGTCCTAAGGGTCAAGAAATTAGAAAGAGCGCAGTAGAGCTCACCGGTAAAAAACTAGAAAGTGCAATCTATAATAGACTTGGTATGGTTATTGATGGTACCGGTAAAGACTACGACAAGATTAAGAATCAAGTTACTAAGTTAAGAAGAATCGGTTACGAATGTGCTATGATCTTTGTTAATACTAATCTACAAACAGCAATCGATAGAGATAAAAACCGTAGACGAAGCTTAGGTGCAGATGCGGTAACTCAAATGTGGAACGAAGTACAAAAGAATATCGGTAAATTCCAAAACTTATTTAAAGGCCAAATGTATATCGTTGATAACAATGAAGGCCAAGACATTAATAAAGCTACAATGCCTGTTTATCGCAAGATGAAGAAATGGGTAGATAAAGAACCACGTATGCCGCAAGCACAAGCTTGGATGGCGCCTAAGAAAAAGGCATAAAAATAATTTGAAAGATTTTATACTTCGTGTATAAATAAAAGTGGATGCCGAATAATTCGGGTCCTTATTTGTTAAACCTTGCTTAATAAAGGAGGTCATGAAATGACTAATCTAGCATTTGGGAAAGTATTCCCACCCTCGTTCGTTGGTTTCGATCGTCTATTTGACGAATTAGAAAGATTTTCATCTGTAGAACAACCAACGTATCCCCCTCACAATATTGTAAAGACTGGCGAAGATCGTTATGTCGTTCAATTGGCTGTTGCTGGTTTCTCCCAGGATAACCTTGAGATCGAAGTTAATGACAACGTTCTAACAATTAAAGGTGAGATCAAAGAAAAAGATCCTGAAGGATATGACTTTATCCATAAAGGAATCTCAGCACGTAAGTTCAAACGTTCATTTACTCTTAACGAATATGTTGAGGTTAAAGGTTCAGAGCTTGTCAACGGTATTCTAACTATCGGCTTACAGCGCGTCGTTCCAGAAGAGAAGAAGCCACGTAAGATTGAAATTGGTAGTGGTGCTGCACAGCAAGAACTATTGTTTGAAGGTTAAAACTTAGGGGGAGTTTCGGCTCCCCCGTTCATAGGAATTATATTATGAGTGATATCAAAATCGTACGTCTTTCAACTGGTGAAGAACTAATCGCAACAGTTGAACCAATCAAGACTGAAACATCTGCTGGTCTAAAGCTTAAAGATGTTGCAATCCTAATCCCAACACAACAGAACTCACTTGGTCTTGCACCATTCATGGCATATTCAGATGCTGCTAATGGTATGAGTGTGGATCATTCGTTTGTAATGTTCATGGTAGATCCAGTATCAGATCTAAAACAACAATATCAAAACATGTTCTCTAAGATCATGACTCCAGAATCGGCTGATAAGAAAATTATTGTGTAAATAGTATGTACAAACGTACACAACTATGTTATAATATTAACTTATCAACTGGAGAATTGATTTGGAATTTTACACGTCTG